AGACCGAAGCCGCCGCCGCCGCAAAGTCGGCAGTGGTCGAGGCGTTGGACGCTCTGCCCGAAGTCAAAGCCGCGCGTGGGGCGCAAGTCGAGGTGAAGGTAGACGAGGCAGACCGCCCGTTCAAGTCCCTCGGTGAGCAGTTGGGCGCAGTTGCCGACGCCGCCAAGAACGGGCGCGTTGCCCCTCGTATTCGCGGGCTGAAAGCGATGGAAGCGAAAGCCGCGCTTGGCTCGAATGAAGCGATCCCGTCACAGGGTGAATTCCTGCTTGAGCCAACCATTACGGCGGGACTGTTGCAGAATATCCACGAAGCGGGTGTGTTCACGCAGGACGTGAATCGTCTCCCTGTTGGACCCAACAGTAACAGCGGTTGGATACCCGGCGTTGACGAAACTTCCCGCGCGGCAGGTTCGCGCTGGGGCGGTGTGCGTGGGTATCACGCGGCGGAAGCGGCAAGCATGACCGCCTCGCAACCGAAGTTCCGCAAGATCAATTGGGAACTACACAAGACCTACGTCCTGCAATACGCGACCGACGAACTGCTTGCGGATGTCGGCATGATGAACGCCATTATCCAGCAGTCCTCGATGGAGGAACTGGACTTCTTGGCAAACTACGATGTTCTGCTCGGCGTTGGCGGAGATCGACCTTCGGGCGCACTACTCTCGCCCGCCCTTATCAGTATCGCACGCGCCGCGACCTCCGCAATTTCCCACGCGGATATTGTCGCTATGTGGGCGCGTCTGCTCCCTCGCTCGAAGGCAAACGCGAAGTGGTACATCTCCTCAGATGTCCACGCGCAACTTGACCAACTGACATTTACCAGCGGATCAACGGGGATTCTCTCCCCGTATGTGTCCTATGGCGCGGACGGCGTGATGCGGATTTACGGTAAGCCAGTTGTGGAAACTGAGTTCAATCCCGCGCTGGGTACGCTCGGCGATATTTTCCTCGCGGATATGTCGCAGTACCTGTATTGGGAAAAGAACGCGGTCGAGGCGGCTTCGTCCATTCACGTGCAGTTCCTGACCGACCAGACCGCCTTCCGCTTCATCTATCGCAATGACGGGCAGACCGCGCTTGCGTCGGCGATCACTCCCGCGAATGGCGGCGCAACGCAATCACCGTTTGTCGCCCTGCTTGCTACCACGTAATCAGAAACGAATCAGGAGAAAATAACATGAGCAAACTTAACTTTGCGGAAGAGTATCAGGTTGTGCCGCTTCTCGCGCCCGCCGACATTGTGGCGACTGCCGCAGTCACGCGGTATGTCAAACTCGGAAGCATCGGGCGCGGGCAGTTGGAAATCGAAGTCAACTTAGGCGCGTTGACTACGACCGATTCGACTGGCGAGGTGGTTGTAACCGTTGTCGGCAACGACACGAACGACACCTCCACCAGCGATAACAACGAAGTGGCGGCGGCGTTTAGTTACCGTCTCTCTGGCGCAGTTGGCACGGACGCGATGGGCGCGATCACACAAGCAAGCGCAACAGGCGCGGTGGTGGCGAACACGGACGACAACAAGTCCCTGCTTATCTACGTTGACCCCGCCGTTATCGGGCAGAAGTATGTCCGCGCGGTTATCACGCCGACCGCCGACCTTACCTCAACGGTTGTTGGCGCGGTGGGGCGTTTCATTCCGCGCAAAGCGCAGAACGCCCAGCCGAGTTCGAGTTAGTTAATGGATCCGGGGCGGGAGAAATTCCGCCCCGGTCTAAAGCATGGCAAATGATTATACCTCCTCCACCGACGCCTTCGCGGACATATCGGAGGGATCGTATACGACCTCCGATTATCCTGTGATGTCGGACTTTGTAACCTTTGCTTCGCGCCAGATTGACGCCGCCTTTGGGCGTGTGGCTGGATTCTTTTATCCGACAACCGATGAAGTGACCTATTACTATAACGGCTCTGGGAGAGCGACGCAGTACATTGACGAATTTGTTTCGATCTCCTCTGTTGCGGTCGCTGAAAGCGGCGGGTTGTCCTCCACCGATTACACGACATGGGTCGAGGGGACAGATTACATCACTTACCCGTACAATGCGTCGGCTTTAGGCAAACCATTTACCGCGCTGGGCTTAGTGGATTACGCAGGCACAAAAGGCGCGTTTTACAGCGGACAGAAATCCGTCAAAGTGGTGGGCGTGGCTGGATATTCCGCTTCGCCTCCCGCGATTGTCGCCAAAGCGACAAAGATTCAAGCGGTGCAATGGTTTATGAAGGCTAAGATGGGCTACCAGATGGTCAACAGCGGAGGAGAGACCGCCTCCGCGCTGAATTACGCGCTGGACGATAATGTGCTGACCATTCTCAAACCGATATTCCTGGAGTTCTCGTGAGCAACGCGATTGATAACGCGGTGAACGCTTTACAAGCCCTCTCGTTGGCAATGACCAGCGTGGACATAAAATCCGCGCCCGCCTATCCCATCGAGAACATTGACCCTCTGCCGATGTCGGTCGCTTATCTCGCGGCTGGCAATTTAATGAAAATCAATTATGGGATGCTTGAAATTTTTCCGCAGATCAATATCGAGTTTCATTTCTCGCGCTTGAATTTGAAACAGGCATATCAGCAGATCAACGCGGTGGCATACGAATTTTCGCAAAGATTATCAGGCGATCCGACATTATCGGGCGCGGTGGATACGCTTTTTTCAGCGGACGCGGGAGTCCCGTTTGCCGTCCGCCCATATAACTGGGGACGCCCGCAAGGCTCGCAGGTTGACTTTTTTACGCAGATGCTAATTTTTGAAATCGTTGTTAAGATCGTGGAAAGCCCGATCACGCCATGAAAAAGACTCTTGCTATTGTCGGCTCATACACTCCCACTCGCACTGCCTTTGACTTTTCGCGGCAGGACTGCGATATTTGGGTATTCAACGAGGCGGTTGCCGCTGTATGGTGTCGGCGTGCTGACGCGGTATTCCAGTTGCATGACCGCGTGATTTGGAGCAACCCGCTGAATCGCAATGACCCAAATCATGTGTTGTGGATGAAAAATATCACGGCGCAATGTAACGCTTGCGGCGGAAAGGGGTGTCCCGCCTGCGTGAACGGCACATACGCGCCGAAAGCGGGCAGGCTTGAAACCACCGTCTACATGCAAGCACAGGAAACCGATGTGCCGATGTCGAAGGCATATCCATTGGAAGGCGTCAAGAATTTATTCGGCGGTGATCACTTCTTGTCCTCCTCTGTTTCGATGGCTCTCGCGCTCGCCTTGTACCTCGGTCAATATGAGCGCGTTGAAATTTACGGCGTCGGCATGAAAACGAATACGGAATATACGTTCCAGCGCGAGGGCGTCGCCCATTGGCTTGGTTGCCTCAAAGGCGCGGGAATTAGCGTTCATTTCGAGGGCGATTCGTTCGCCTGTCCAGTGTATGGCTTTGATGGCGCGACAACAATTCCATACGAACGGTTCGGGGAACGTGTTGCTGTGTTACAGGTTGAGATTGATAAGTTGATGAATCAATACGGAGAATTGCGCCTCGCAATTCATAATCAGATCAACGCGATGGAAACAGGCGCGGGACAAACGGCGCAAGCCGACATGATGAAGGATGTGGAGAAAATCTCCGAATTGACCGCCTCGCTTGGAATGTTATGCGGCGCGGAGCAGGAGAATATACGCTATCAAAAGCGCGCGGATGTGATGGGCGATAAGTTTATTTTCAGCCGTCAAGAGTTCGAGTCCTCCGCGCATAACGCGCAGAAAGCGTTGACTGAGATTGAAACACAATACATTTCCATTGCTACCACGCTCGGACACATCGAACGAAATGCGCTACAAGCGGCAAAGCGTTCGCCAAAGCGGAAGAATCTATTCGAGTTATATCGTAAGACAATGGATCAATATTTGGACGCGGACAGGCGCAGGGCGTTCTTTCGCGGCGTGATGCAGGAAAATAAAAACTATATGCAATATCTGGATAGCCGCATAACAGCGGCAGGCGGTGCGAAATCCGAAGCCGTGATGTTGGAGGCGATGTCGAATGTGGTATGACCCAAAGCAGGCGTTTCAGATTCAAGCGACGCCTTGGCTGTCCTCGGAGGCGATCAGCGAGTTGGAAAAAATTATTCAGCCTGACTTCGAGGTGATTGAGTTTGGCGGCGGCGGTAGCACGCTCTGGTTTGCGGAGCGCGTCAAACAGGTGTATTGTTACGAAACGAATCTGGATTGGTTTAACGCGATCAGCAACAGCGGAACGAGTAACGTATCCATGCGCTTTTCAGTTTTTCCGCTTCCCGACATGGACGCTCGAAAAGACCTGTTACTCATAGATGGCGAGCCTGTCGAACATCGGGCGGTATGGTTATTGGAATCGCAACGCATGGTAAAAAGCGGCGGCTGGATTGTGCTGGACAATGCCAACCGCCCAGAATACGCAAAGGAACGCGAACAGTTGAAACAATTTGCTGAACTGATTTATACCTCGCCGTTGTATGGCAGTTATTTGATAACTGAATTTTGGAGAGTGTTGTAATGCCTCGCATTGGACAAAACCCGAACAAAAGCATGGACGCCGAACGGTTTGAAAGTCCTTTCGTGGCGGTGATTGCACATCTACCGAATACAACTAGCGCGTACCACGCAAAGCGGTTTGAAGTTGTGCGCACTTG